TGAGATATAGACTTTGAAGATACTGAAACATCATAATCACCAGATATCATTTTTAAATTTTCTACTTTAAAATAGAAAGTATAATCTGCTGTAGCACTTTCGCCTACAACGATATCAAAGTTGTTAGATGTATCATTCTTTTTATCACATACTTTTAATACAATATCACCACCATTTGTTCCTACTAACGCAAGGTCAGGTGTTTTCAAAATCGCAGCCATCTTTTTCAATTCTGTAAGATGTGATTCTGATAAACTAAAAGTTACATCTGCCTCTGGCATATTAACTTCCTTAGTTGGCGATACTAGAACTGACGGATCAGAATAAAAGTATTTTGCTTTTGACTTACTGCCTTCAGCAGAGATAGTCATAAACTTATCTTGTAAAGATAATTCAGGTTTGTTTGTACTTGATACTACTGCAAGAAATTCATTCAAGTCATAGATACCAAACTCGGTATCAAACGACTCGTCAATATCTGCCTTAGCAAATATATTTCTCATAGTAGAGATTGTGCTTAATTCTTTTCCTGGTTTAATCAATATATTAGTATTGATTTCAGAAAAGTTTTTAAGTATGTTTTGTGTGTTTTGATTTAGTTTCATAATATTAATTTCACCTTTTGTTTAATTGAGTTTATTATAACAGAATTAAAGGGACCTGTCAAGCAGGTCCCCTTAAAATAATTAAGCGGCAACCAGATGCCTTTTATCTTCATCTTTGGTATCTTGATACATAAATCCTAATATATGTAGAGGAAAATGTTTCATACCTAAGTTAGTAAACATTGACCTATATTCTTTATATTGGTTCATTTGATTATCCCTAAAGGTCTTTAAGTTACCAGACTTGTTAGGTGCCTCAACATGAAGCACAACATAAGAGTCTTTACCAGTTTCATGATATTTCTTTATAGAATTGATAACTGGATCCATGACATTTCTAGCAGCAAAGCCATACATATCTCTGACAGTATCAAATTTACCCCCATGTAAGAACTTAGCATTGTCATCAGCGTCCTGTTTTAACCATTGATTAATTTTTGCAGGGCCCCAAGTTATATATTTCAAAGGTGTTGCGTTTGTCTCAAAAATAATATTGGTCACATCACCTAATGTCTTTTTACCTATATGAGGTACTTTTTCTAGAATGTGATTTCTAATACTTTCGTCTGTGTTTGCTACAAGACCTTTATGAATCAAACTATTCATCTGTTGAACTAAAAGTTTTTCTCTTTGTTTAAATTCAGGTGTTATATCTAAATTCTCTATAACCTTTACCCAAGATAGTTGAGTTTCACTACAAGGTTTTAAGACCCAAAACCAATAACCTTTTTGTTCTGCTCTAGCAAGTTGTATTGATTGTACACGACCATAACCAAAAACTTGGTCATGTGTAAATCTTATCTCGCCGTCAGTATTTTTGATTACAGCTGGCAATTCTTGCCAAGTCTGTACACCGGCACTAAATGAATTAGCAAGTGTTTGTATTTCTAATTGGTCGTGTTCTCCTGTTCTACCAACATTTTTATCAGCGTCAAGAGAGCGAATATTATCAAATTCAATCCATACTGGATCGTTTTCAAATTCTACTCCAAGAGTTTGATATTTTAGTGGTAGTTGGAAGGTTTGTTTTGCAGGAAAATCTTGATTGATTTCCTCTAATGGTATTATACTTTTCATAATTATTCTCCTTTTAAAAAGTAAGTGTCAATTTTGCCTCTACTAACAGAGTACACTATTGACGATTGTTCAATTATATTTATAACATAATTAGGGAGCAAAGTCAAGCTTCGCCCCCTATCTATTGAATCAATTACTTGATGTCAATTGTTCGAGGCTTCTTTTCCTCTGGCACGATTTTCTCTAACTCAATTAAAAGCATTCCATCTTTCAATTCAGCACCATTAACTTTGATATCTTCAGCCAAAGTAAATGTTCTACTAAATTTTCTTTTTGAAATACCTCTATGTAAAGTTTCCTTTTCGTCCTTATCATCATTCTCAACTGACTTAATTGTCAATTGACCATCAGCAGATTTAATCTCAATATCTTTTTTACTGAAACCAGCAAGTGCCATTTCAATTTGATAATTTAAATCATCTACTTTATTGATGTTGTAAGGTGGGTATGATGTTGGTTGTTTAACCGTGTACTCTAATGTATTATTAAAGTGGTCAAATAGGTCATCAAATCCTACTGAAAATGGACGCAAATCGTTCCATATAGATAGTCTTGTCATATTTTTCTCCTTTTATTAAGCAAGTTAATCTAAATGATACCTCTTAATTGAGCGTATCACAATTATTTATATAAGTATTGTTTTAAAAATTACAACCCCTATAAAAAAATTATTGGTTCAATATTAGGTTGTCTGTGTTAACCCTAATATTAAACCAATAAAAGTGCCGTTTTTTTGTCTCGGGTAAAACGGCAAAACCCAAAATGGTGTCTTTGCGGAAGACACTCTACCTCTAATGTCAGGACTTACGAACTGCCTCACATTACTATTTATACGATAAAATAGTCTTACTGATTAGAGTAAGCATATTTTTGTTTACCGTATAAAGCTCTGATACCAGCAGCAACGATTTCAGAAGTGTTATTTCCTAACACTTTATTTACGCCTGCAGCTATAATAGCTTTAGTAGGTGTACCTAGACGATACGAAGTTCCATTTGATGTTTGATTGATATACACCATATGTCCCTCTGTTCTTAATTGATCCACCATCGCTCTCGGTGATGTTAAATCAAACTTATTTCTCAATGTAGTCCAAGCAACTGCTTTGCCACCTGATAATAAGTTTAGTACTTTTTCTTTTTTTGTTAAGGCTTTTCTACCCATAATAAATCAACTCCTTCAAGTCTGTGTTGCCATTTGTTTATTACATTATCTGACATGGGCAACATATTCACATCAAGTAATTCTTTTAAAAACCTTCTTTTAAGATTTTCAGTTTTTGTTCTTTTTTAAAACGCCTAATTTGTTGTTTCTTTGCTTCTCTTTTTACGGCAGAAGGTTTAGAATAGTGTTGGCGTTCTTTTAATTCTCTCATCAGACCATCTTTAAGTAGTTTCTTTTTTAGAACCCTCATGGCCTTCTCAACATTATTTCCTCTAACTTGTACTTCTATTGTCATTATAAATCTTCTATCTTATATTTTGTTATTACATTCTTTGAGGGAATAACAGTTGTATTACCACCCTCACCCATTTCACCCTTGTCATCATAATTGTAATCTGACATTACAATATGAACTTTAGCGTCTTTTCTAACTAACCATCCAGTTGAAACACAGATAGCAGGTTTAGACTCTTGTATATCTTTCAATGGTCTCCATCCACTATCACTCTGAATATCTTCCCAGTAGATTAAATAAAAATCAAAGGTAAATGGAATCTCTGGTTCATTAGTCTTAAATTTTTTACTTTTGTTTTTTATCTTTTTCATATTTTTATATTATACACTATTTTAGTTTTTTTGTCAAGCCTGTAAGGAAGTGGCACCCGAAGGTGCCACTCGACTACATTATGAGATAGATTTTTAATAACTTGGGTTATCTTCCTCACTATCATCGGAATCTTGTTCATCATCTAGAACTGGACTATTCCAAGTGGTGACATCTTCGCCGCCATCAACTTTGGTATATAAATCCATAAATGATGTTTTGGTATCAACATCAAATCTATTAGTACACATCTCAATAGCCTTCATCTTATTCTTAAAGATAGTAAAGGCTTCTACGATATGAACCAATCTTCTAGTAGATATAATTTCATCTACGCCGCCCTCATAGAAGGTCTTTCTGATAATGTCTGCCCAAGTAATTAAATTATTGGCAAACTTTTCATCATCTTTTTTAGTAAGACCTTTTTCGGACATAACATTGGTTAAGATTTTACTCTCAATCTTATTTGTAGGATATGCCTGTTCAACAGTAATAGGGAATCTTTCAAGGAATGCCTCGTTAAGAATATTAGTACCAATGAACTTACCGTCATTAGAACCTTGCCCTTTAGTATTGGCAGTAGCAATCACATTAAACCCTGGTGCAGGTTTAATAAACTTGTTAATCTTTTTAAGGAAGACACCGTTACCCTCTAAGATAGGTTGTAAACACATAATCTTATTAGACGCAAGGTCAATCTCATCAAGAAGAAGAATAGCACCCCTCTCCATTGCCTCGATTACAGGACCATTCTGCCAAACAGTTTGACCTTCTTGCAATCTATAACCACCGAGTAAATCATCTTCATCGGTTTCGATTGTGATATTGACTCTGATACATTCTCTTTTAGCCTGAGCACAAGCCTGAGATACATTCATTGTCTTACCGTTACCAGAAAGGCCAGTAATAAAGATAGGATAAAATTGTTTACTAGAAACAATTGATTTGATATCTTTAAAATAACCCCATGGTACGAATACAGGATCTTTAGTAGGTACGATATCACCAGTTAAACTTGAAACAATAAATGCAGCCTGACTAACTGTTTCAGTAACAGGTGCTTTTTCAGTTTTAGGTAATTCGGAAAGTATTTCTTCTTTTACTTGCGAAGAAATATCGTTGCCGTCAACAGGTAAAGTATAAACTCCCCTAGCAACTTTATATTGGTCTTGTTTTAACCAACTTGGATTTTTGATTTTGCCACTCTTAACAAAATCATTTATTTCTGACCTAGTCAAATCAGTTTTTTTGTAATGTTTATATAACAATTCAACTTGATTTAATTGGTCTTGATTTAATGTAGTCATTTTCACCTTTCGTTTTTTCATAATATAAGTATATGCTACACTATTATAGCATAAAAGTCAAGCACATTTACCATTTTTTTCCCCTTATTTTCTGCGCTTTTTCCATTTTCTTTGTTCTTGTTTTGTTCTATTTCTTGAATATGGGGGCAAAAAACCCCCATATTTTGATTTTTTTGATTACTCACTATCCGATTCGGTAGTAGTTTCAGCAACTTGCCCTATCGTAGGTAGAGCATAACCGCCTCTAGCCAATCTATAAGATTGGTTCTTCATCAACCAAGCAGGTTTGGTGATACCGTGTTTAGTTTGAAGGGATATAATATCCTTTCTAGTAATTTCGGTAGTGAACCCTTCTTCATTTGCCATTTTAACAAATGCTTCTTGAGCTGGTGTTAGTGATATTTTAGATGTATTATCCATTATATAGTTTCCTTTCAATTAAGCGACTTGCGAAATAAATTTATTTAAGACAACTCTACTATCTTTATTTTCTTTTAAAGTAGATGTGAATAGTCTTTTTATTTCACTCTTTTTAGCGTTTTCAGATGGTGTCGCCATTTGACCATCTGATACTTGCAGATTACCCCCAGCAAGGAGATAAAATTCATCATAAGCAGAATTATGTTTAACAACTAAACATTTATTTTTTCTGTATTCTGCCATTACTTTTTTTCTATCAAATACTTTTTGTTTTTTATCATACGAATATGCAGGAAAGAATTTCTCTAAAGTGTATCTATCAATTTTCTTACCACTTGCAATATAGAAGCCTAATATTTTAGTACCAGTTCGTTCTCTCAAAGCGTCTAACAAACTATCGGTCATTTCTCTATAACTTGTCATATATTCTTTTTTAGTTTTAGTATCTCTTAATACTAGATTACTTTCATAATGAGTATTAGTGATATAATAACCGCCTGGTTGTTTATTCATAAATCTTTTTTCTTTTTCATCAACACTAGGATTGAAATTAACATATCTATCGTTACCATCAGAGCAGCCATCAGTTAAAAAGATTGTATTCATTTTATCAATAGCATATCGTTTTCTGAAAGCATTAACCATCGGCATAGCAGCCATGATACAATCATTAAGTGGTGTAGAAGCCAATCTATAACCAGAAGGTTCATAAGGTAAAGCATTTAGATAATCATTTTGTTCTTGATACTTAGCAAATGTTTCACTATCCATATTAAACATTCTTCTTCTAGAGTAATATGTGTTATCAAATTTTTCAGAAAGCAAGAATAAGTTAATCATACCTTTTTCATATTCTTTGGCATTCATTCTAGAGGATACAAAATTTAATAGAGACAATCTTTCATCAACTGTAATATCACCATCTTCATATTTAGGATGCGACTTACCTTTTGGTGTTGTGTATTTAGACTCTCTATCCCATCTATTATAAGTGTCATTACTGAAAGCATACACTTCAAAAGGTATGTTTACTTTTTGACAAAACATTGTTAGGTTCATTAACTGGTGAATAGTAGATTGCATTTTATCTTGCATACTACCTGACCAATCTATAAACATCATCATACCATGATTTTTACCATCAGGTGTGATAGCCATTCTTTTGAATATATCATCATTGTATTTGTAACTATGTAATTTAAGTGGGTCAATAACACCAGATTTGTCTTGTTTAGTTCTAGAGTAAGCGGCAGCAGCCTTTTTCATCTCATACTCTTTAACCATGTAACTAACTTTTTTAGATTGGTCTTTATTGAATTGTCTGTATTTAGAAATCATTTTAGATATAGCATTTTGTGCTGATGTATCTTTAGTTTCTTCTTTGTAAGGTTTTCTGAAAACTCTATCAAAATCTGATAGTACAGTTTTATAGTCAACAATATAATCATTAACATTTTTGTAACTGTGAATATTGATATACTCATTGTTTTTAGATTTTGGATCTAGTAAATTTTCTTTTTTGTTTTCCCAAGATTGGTCTGTCTCAGCAGAAATTTCTTCAGGTGGTGCAACAGGTTTTGATGGTTCACCTTTTAGTTCTTGTTCTGATTGTGTACCAGCAGAAGGTTTGTCTCTATTGATAGGATCTTTTTGTTCTTCATCATCTTTTGAATCATCATCACCCTCAGTATCATCTGGTTTAGAGCCAGACTTTTCTTCTTCATCATCATCTGAGGAATCAGAATCATCACCGTCTTGGTCAAAATCATCATCTTCGAAATCATCAAAATCATGGTCATCAAAACCATTAGTTTCCATTTCTTGTTCTTTTTGTTCTTGTTCTTCTTTACAGTATTTTGATAATTCGTCAGCAAGATTAATTACATCTTCAAAAGTTTCTAACTTTTCCATTCTAGAAACTACATCATTTTCATAAGTATCGGTAAATGTAATAGGACTTTCTACATGAGAAGATTTAAAGTGAATATTTAATCTATCAATAAGAAGCATATTATCAAGGTCTTTATCTTTAGTACCAAAGAAGTCATTATTAATAAGGTCTCTGTAACCTCTGATAAAAGATTGTGATAAACCAGGATATTTTCTCTTGATTAGTTTTTCAATACGAGCATCCTCAATAACATTTAAGAATGATTTTGGTATTTTTCTTTTTATGATAGAGTCTTCCCAACCAGATTGTGGGGTAAATAATGCATGGCCAACTTCATGTGCAATTAATAGGTCTGTAATATCTTCGTTCATGTCTTTCCATATAGGTAAAACAAGTAGTCTAGATTTTACATCAAAATAAGCAGTTTTAACTTTTTTGTGTTCTACTGATATATTCTCAGTAGCAAGTAATTTTGCAAGATACGATTTTGCGTTGTTATTAATTTTTTTTGTTTTCATGTTTTTCATAATATAGTGCTATGCTACTACAGATTGGCATATAAGTCAAGCATATTATCCACTTTTTTGTGGAATAAATAAACTATTGATATTGTTAATCTTTTTAACATACTGCTATGCTACATGAAAACGGACTAAAAGTCAAGCATATTTACCACTTTTTTTTGGAATAATTTCCCTTGTTTTTCAAGGGTTTAAAGTGCGACAAGTTGTCAGCACAGATATGTTCTTATTTTGTTCTACTTTTTAAAGATGAAAGTAGGTTCAAATTTACGACCTGTTATATTAGGTCTCTCATATTGACCCATATATTGTTGTTTTTGTTTCATTTCAGTAGTATTGCCGTCTAGTGTAGATACGGCAGAACCCCCTTGTTGAGTACTCAAAGACAACCACCATGTATCGGCATGAAAGAAACCCACATCTTCAGCTAATGATACAGTATCTTCCTCAAAGGTTTTATACTGTTTTGTGTTCGCAACATTCAAAGCAAGATATTTACCCTTCTTAAGCCCCTTATATGCGTTGGCAATCGTCTGTTTTAGAAACTTCTCTTTCCATGCGTCTGATGTATCGAATTTAATACTTGATTGTTCTGGTTCATCACCATATGCTTCCCAACCAAAGTAAGGTGGACTCGTAAACACAAAATCTAAACTTTCGTCATCTGGTATAAATGTTTCACTACCTTGTCTGTAAAGATGATAGTTGTTATGTGAGTTACCAAAAGTTGTGCAAATCTCTGATAGACCTTTGTATGTAGGAATACAAGGGTCGGTACCAATGTAGTTTACCCCAGCCGCAATCGCACCAAGTAATCGACCACCGTAACCCATAGATGGATCCCATACTGTACCTGCTGTTGTACCTTCAAGTGGACTATCTTTATCTACGAATACATCATATAGAGCTGCAGCTGCTGTAGGTCTAAAATTAGAAACCATTTGAGTGCCACTATATCGTCTTAACATAGAACGCATATCTGATTCAGTAATCATGTGAGCAGGTTTCTTTTGAAAGAAAGTACCTGATAGTATTTTGTTTAATCCTTTTTTAAGATGTTCTTCATCATCCCATATCTCCATAGGCGTTTTCATCTTACCACACTTAATACCCCATGCGTGTTCCATATATGACCATGCAAGATTTAAACCATGTGCTGATTGACCTATAATTTTATTCTTTCTATCAATGAGTGTATCTCGTCTAAAGTTTACTAATTGATTAAATATCTCATCACGCCATTTTTGATTTGTAGGATAGTAAGGAAAACCTTTAGTCTTCCAATCGTCATGAACTTGTTGTAAATTATCTGTCATATAAGTAAACATCTCCTGGTAGTGTGCCTTTTGCCCATGTTGTTGAGCCGACTAGTTTCATATTGTTTTTAACATAGAATTTTTTTGCTATTTCGTTATCACTACGAACACTTAAAAATACTCGTCTTGGTTTTACAAACTCAAAGAAGTTTTGTAATGCTGTACTTGCTGAACCATTTTTATGTTTAGCTGCGATTTGATGTAATACACAATCACCTTGTTGAGCAATCACTTCACCTATTTTTTGTTTTCTTTTATAGAACTTATATGTAATAACAACATCATTATCATAGATAAGATTACCTTTTGCAATTTCTCGTTTCATGTAATCTGTACGAATATGAGGAAACCATTCTTTATGTTGATAAAAGATTTCTTTTACTGCTTCAAAATCTGTTTCTTTGGCATGATTCATAATTATATTATATCATAAAACATCAATTAAGTAAAGCCCTCATCTTTTCATTAGAGTAGCAATCGGCAACCAGATGTATTCTATCAATATCACTAGTGTTTCTAACAGCATGAGCTTTTGTAACATCGGTATAGTAGTAATGACCAGTCTTTAAATTATACTCTGTGCCATTTTTATCTTTTGTACTTTCATATAAAGTAAATACCACATTGTCATTTGTTCTAATTGGCATATGTATTCTAATTATATCACCATCATCAAAACCAATTTCTTTATCTATTTTATCTGAATGTTTGCCAATAATTTTACCTGCCTCTAGTCTCATAAATCTAACTCTCTCAAACTCACATGGTAGTTTATCAAGCATATCTAAAACAGGTTTCATAATATTATTGTCTTTCAATGTAGTCCATTGTAATTTAGTGTCTATGTTTACTGAACTCTTTAATACACCAGGTTTTAATATGTCTAGTGGGTGTTTACCATATCCGTGTAGTGATAAAGCATCCCATCCTGTCTTTACATATTTTGTTTTTACTTTCTTAAAGTCCATATTATCAAGATTTGCAGCCACACTATTAAGTATTGATGTATCGCTATATGCCTCTAGTGATAATTCTTTCATTATAGGTCTAGTCATTTTATTCCTTTCCATTTATTCGCCATTTATCATCTTTGGGTATCCAATTGTTAGGCGCTTCTTGGTAGTCTTTTTCTTCTACTCTACTCCACATCTCATCAAAAGACATAGAGAATCCTATTCTTCCTTCCATTTCTTCGATAGCAGTTTTTAATAGCTCTCGATTGTATTCTTTTTTTCTCTGAAAGTCGTAATACTCTTTTAAGTTTTCATATTCTATTGGGTCAATTGCCATTAATGTACCGACCATTGATACTCAAAATTCTGTGTTGTAGGATTTATACTAATTAACTTAGCACCATTCTTCATATGAAAATGTGTAGCCATAGGCGTTAGTGGTGATAAAGTTACAAGTTGTTTTATATATGGTTTCTCTTTTATAAACTCTAACAACTTATTAATGATTTCTCTACCTGCACCTCTTTTTCTAGACCATACTGTATATGCAACAGCAACACTACCAGATTGTCCGTCTTGACAAGCGACCTGACTCATGTAATCTAATTCTTTGACCGTAGTAGGAACTTCATTAGTATATGCAACACAAACAATTGCTTCAATACTATCTTCATACCTTAAACCATAGATTTTTCTTTTAGCAAATAAACGCCATTCTAAATCTAACTCTGGTCTTACAGGATCCTCATTGACATCTATATTAGTTAGTTCAACTAACTCTGTGCCCTTAACCCATTTAAAAAAATTATCAACTCTATCCTTAATTGTTTTCATTGTTTTCTCTTTCTAAAAAATCTTCGCCATAATGCTGACCTTGTCATTGACACCATAGTAAATATTAATGCAATTTGAAAATTCTCAAATATTGTAGGATGTAAATCAAATAAAGGAAATATTGTTAGTTGTATTATAATGGCTAAAAAGAAACCACTACCAACATCTATTATACTCTCAACTATGTCTCTACTGATAATCATATCTTACTATTAATATCTTTCTTAATCGTTCCCATATAAGTCTATCTCTTACTTGATAGCCAGTTCTAGGTTCTCTTAATGCTACTTTGTCTATTTTTTCTTTACACTTTAATAGCTGTTGCTTTAACTTCATCACTTAATCTTTGTTGTTGTCGTCTGATTGTTTGTTTGACTAATTTGGCTTGTGCTTTCTTGCCTCTTTCTAGTTTTAACTTACTTACTAGGTCAGTAAATATATATCCATTCATGTGTTCGTTCTCATGTTGAAATATTCTTGCTGACATACCATGTAAGTATTCTTCAACTGTTTCACCATTCTCATCTGAGTATTGTACATTTACCCATTTAGGTCTATTAATCATTAAGAATAAAAAAGGAAAAGATAAACAACCTTCTTTCATGTTAATAGTTTCTTCACTCATATCTTTAATAAGTGGATTAAAACAGTTTCGTACTTTACCATCTTCTATCTGCGGATGTCCGCCCATAACAAACATACGAAACGGTAGGCCTACTTGATTGCAAGACAAACCTATACCACCATATTTTACCATACTGTTATACATTTTTTTAGATAAGTCTTTTCTATCTTCAATCTTAAACTCTTTTAACATATCATCTGTATATGGTGCTATCTTCATTAACAACCTAGGGTCAGTAGGTGGTATTAGTGGATATGCGTTAGGGTCTTTTTTCTTTAAGTGTTCATGCATATCCCTTAGGGGTTTTGCTTGACTATCTAAAATAGGTTGTTCTTCTTTTAAAAGACCTTGTTCTTTATCTAGAATAGGTGTTTTGCCACTAGTAATATTTTCATAGTGTTTTGCTGCTTCTTCTATTTTTTCTGGTGTTAGTTTCTCTGCCATTATTCTGCCATCCTTGTAAAGTTTTTATGTTTCTCAAACTTCATTACTCTTGGGAACTTATCAATAAGAGTATCGCCTTTATGAGATATAACAAATACATTTTCTTTTGCCATGGTCGTATATAATATTCTCATGAACTCATCTGTGCCTGAGCTGTCTAGTGAACTATCAAATATTTCATCTAGTATTAGTAGATTTGTATTTGTGCTATTTTTTAATTTAGCAATCTCTCGCCATGTGAATAGTATTGCTAAATCTATTCTTAATTTCTCACCCTCACTAAATGAATGATAATTAAATTCGTCTCTGTGTCTAGATTTTATTGTCTCATTAAATTCTTCATCTAGACTGAAATTAACAAAGAAGTCCATATCTGCTAAATTCTTGTTAATTAATTGATTCATAATTGGTAGATATTGTTTTATGATTTTTGTTTTGATACCTGTATCTTGCATTAGGTGTCTAGCCGTATCTATGTAAACCATTTCACTCTTTTGGTCTAATTTATCTTTTTCTAATTCTGTTATTCTTTCTCTCAACTGATTTAACTCACCTGTTTGTTCAGCTGTAGATACTTTCTCGTCCTGCAACTCTGCTATTTCTTGACCTAATCTAACTGTTTGTTTCTTGATTTCTTCAATAGATGTTTCGTAACGATTAATCAATAACTCTTTTTCTCTAATTGTTACCATTGTTTTATTAATGGTATCTAGTTTCATTTCACTTGTTTTAATTTCTTTATCTATTTGACCAAGTGCTATTTCTAACTCTTGTATCTTCTCTGCCTTTTTACTTATCATTGTAGATTTAAATGCTTCATCAATTGCTTGTTGACAAGTAGGACAATCGTTATGTGTTTGAAAGAAACCTAAATCTTTTTTATGTTTACTACAAGTATTTTCTAACTTTGCTTCCATGTTGTGAAGTTTTTTGTGTTTATTATTTACTTTAGCTTCATCTATTACTTGTTTTTGTAATTCAGCAATATCAACTCTGACTTTTTTTATATCTTCTTCATAGTTTGATATATCAGTTATAGATTTATTTAACTCTGCCTTTTTAGAGTCTGCCAAATCTTTACTACGATTGCTAATATCATCAATATATTTTTTCTTATCATCAATTTTATTATCAACTAACTGATAGTTAAAGTCTGTTTGTTTTATCAACTCATCTTGGTTTTTTTGTTTTTCTCTAAACAATAAATTCATTTTAGAAAATATTTCTATGTCCAGTATTTCTTCTACCACTTGTCGTCTATGTCTTGCTCGTAATTGCATAAATGGTACAAACGAAGCNTTACCTAATATAACAACCTGTGTAAATGACCGAAAGTTTAATTTNANTATTTGTTGTTCTANATGTTTTTGATAATCTCTTTGGGCTGCGTCTTGATTTAGCATATCACCATCGCACCATATTTCAAATGTATTTGGTTTAATACCTCTTATAATTTTGTAATCTTTTTGACCTACTGTAAATTCAACTTCAACAATACATTCTTTTTCGTTAATAGAATTAATTAACTGGTCTTTCTTGATGTTTCTAAATGGTCTTTGAAACAATCCAAAACATAAAGCGTCTAACATAGTAGATTTACCTGCACCGTTTTCACCTACAACTAATGTGGTGCTAGACTTATCTAACTCTATTTCTATAAATTGTTGGCCTGTACTTAAAAAGTTTTTATATCTTACTCTTTTAAATTTTATCATTCTGTAACCTCTGTATCTTGTGCTTCAATATACATTTCTTTAATCATAACTTTTAACTTGTCTTTATCTAAATCAACTGGCAACTGGTCAACATAATTATTAACTAGTGTGATTGTATCTTCGGATCCTTCTACCACATCATCGCTTACATTGGTATGGCTCAAGTCAGAATAATCTTCTAATATTTTTAATTCATGTACGCTTATGTCTTTGTACATTCTATCAAGCAGTCTGTCAAACATTTGATTATCTTTTTTATTGACAACTACTAACTTAATAAATTTTTGATTGTAGTCTGCTATATCAAACTTATCGTAATTTGTTTTAGTATCATCATACATAAGTTTTTTAAATATTGTATGTGGATTCTTTATAAATTCAATCTCTCTAGTTTCAGTATCAAATACATGAAATCCTTTTTGATTATTATAATCTGACCATGTCATTTCATATTGACTGCCTAAGTAATAAACTTGACCGTCATCATTCTTATGGTGAAAGTGACCACTATAAGTTTTTTCAAATCTTGATACAATTGATTTATCATATCCGTGTGTCTGTACCATGGTGTCCATCATTCTAAATCCGTTTAGGTCAAAATGACCCATACATACATCAGCTTCTGCTGTGTTAAGAATGTGTAAGGAATGTGCTTGATTTTCTGAATTGATCCAGGGCATCATTAAAATTTTAGTGCCATCAAAATCTACTACTTTAGGCTCTTCGTAAATAAATGGTTCATTTATACCATCAGGTGCTGTACATAGTTCTTGAACAGCATTTACTTTATTCGTATTACGATAATAGATATCATGATTACCTATAAGTATGTGGGTATCAATTTTATTTTCCCATAATCTATTCATAAACTTATGTCTAAAGTTATGAGCGATCCTATAATTAATATACTTTCTTCTATCTACAATATCGCCTAAATGAATAAGTGTTTTTATATTGTTCTTTTCTAGATAAGGAAAGAATACATTGTCATAAAACTTATAAAAATATTCATCAAATATATTGCTATCATTTCTGGCACCAAAATGGGTGTCATTCAGTAAGGCTATCTTCATATAGTTTTTATTCTTTTAAATTCTTTTGTAGATAATCTAATAATTGACTTTGATATTGAGCGTCATCACCTGCTAACTGATCCATCATATTCTCAACTCCTGCATTAGCAATTAATTTAGATTTTATTTGCATTTGTTTTTTCTCTTTCTGTATTCTTCGAATAAATGCGTAATAAATTATTTGTGTAAAATATGCAAAGGGGTTCTTACTTTTCTCTGGATTAAAGTTATTCATGTATTGTAAACAATTCTCAATACCATCACTAATCATATCGTCTCTAAAAGTATAGTTGATAAAATTCGGTCGATAAGATAAGTGATTAGCAATCTTTAAAAAACACTCACCAATATAATTCGTAACTACTGGTTTTGTTTTTCCTTGCTTTTCAGATTTCTCACATTTGTCCCGATGTTCTATCATCGCTTCTAAAAACTTTTTATTATCTACATAATGTGGTTTTTCTTTTGCTTTTTTCATAAATTTATTATACTACATTTCGTGTTTAAATGCAAGCCTTTCTACAAGTTTTTTTGGTTTAAATTTATTCCTGACAATTGCTTGACAATCCTAGGAATGTGTGTATAATCGACTATGTAGTCGCCTGAGAATGAGCTATAGCTAATGTATAGTTTTAGTAATAGTTTCATCATATAGTAGGCTTTCTTCTTCTTCTCTTTGTCTCAATTCTTCATCTAGTTCTTCAGCAATTTCCATTATTCTATTCATTTCTTGAGGAGAGTAGGAGGCTTTTGTTTTTACTTGTTGAAGTTTAGTTAATATAACATCATAGTAATTTGCCAATTCTTTTGCAGCTCTTGAAACAACCATTACCTTATCTTTTGGTATAACAAACATTTTATCATTTGTAAATGGCACCCAAGGTGCTAAAGTGTTATCATCTTTTAATCCATGTTCAGTCATTCTTGGTGTTGTAATTAATTGTAAAGGATTTTGTATTCGTAAAAACTCTTTATCTAAAGAAATACTACCAACTAATGTGCTGCCGTCTGATAATTTAACTATTCTATAATCTGTTAAATCGTTTGGTGCCTTGTTTATTAATTTATCCATATAACTATTTATCTATTCCTTTAAGTCGATATTATGCATTTCGTAGTCAAACTCTTCCTCAGTATAGATGTTTATTCTTTCCTGAAAATGTTTTAGCGTAAAGTTTTCTTTTGATTTATATGTTAAGTCATCTGCTATATCATATAAAGTAGCATTAACTTTATTATCACCTAATCGCAAACCACGGCCTATACTTTGTAAATTTCTTATTCTACTCTTAGAAGGACTGGCAAAGATAATATTATGTAAGTTTTTAATATTAACACCAGTACTAAATGTTCCATAACTCGCAACAATGATGGCATCTTTTTCTTTTTCCACGATGCCTCTTATTGCTTCTCTCTCATCTGCTTCAACACCACCAAAAATATAAAAAACTTTTCGACCATCATCAGCCTTTTCTTTGATTATCTCATGTAAATTCTTGCCATGTTTCTCGACTAACTGAAACAATACCAAAGTATTGCCTTTTAATTTAAGTGCTAGATTACGAATAAAATTCTGTCTTGATTTACTACTCACCAGGTAATCTATCTCATCTTGATACTTACCACTTGTGACCATCTTACTATTTTCTACTGTATGTTTTAATATCAAACAACGAACAACCAGATTAGATAGTTGTTGTTTGTCCATAAGTTTTCTTGTAGATGTAACTTTGTTTACGGCACCAAACAATCCCTCTAATACGAGTTTGTGTGTNTGAGCACCATCTAATGTACCAGTGAGGCCGATACGATATTTACAATCTTCAAGTTTTGTCATAATCTCTGTAAGTGATTTAGATTTAAATAAATGAGCTTCATCACCAAAGACAACACCAAACTGTTCAAAGTATTTTTTAGGTAGTTTATATAAACTTTGCCATGTAGATATTAATACTTTCTTATCTGTTTGATTAGAATATCCACTATACAATCTATGACAATTTTTCTTTACATTCCAACCGTATGATTGAAAGTCAGAATACATCTGCTCAACCAACGAGGTTGTCGGTACAATCAATAATATTCTACTGTTAGGGGTATCTTTAATTAAATGAGAATAGTATCTTATAAGTGAATATATGATGAATGATTTACCGGACGCTGTAGGACTCAACAGGAGTGCCCTATTGAACTTTAAACTATGATATATTGCGTCTATCTGATAGTCTCTAGCTTCAAATTTTTGACCTAAACTATTAGAAAACTTTTTAACAATCTCTTTATCTACTTTATTATTAATCTCAACATTTTCTCCTGAAACAATCTGATATCCTCTTTCTTCAGCAAATGCTCTAATGTATGGAAACAATCCAAAGTATATCTCTTTTGTTTTCTGAGAGTATAATCTTATCTTACCATCCCACATACGATTACGAAATGCTGGCATAAACTTATAGCCAGGTACATAAAATGTAAAGAACTCTGATATTTCTCGTTGAATGTTTGGATCACAATCAACGGTTAGATATACCTCATTCTTCTTCTCTATAATAAGAGTGTCCATATCTATCTAAAATTGTGCTGATTGGAATTCATGATGTTCGCCTACTTGCCCTTTCACTTGCATATTCCATGCTATACTTATGCGTTTATTATTTGACTTATTTTGTTGAACCCAATGTGGCAACCATGCAGGAAAAAATATTGCTCTATTTGATGTTGAAGCATAACTTAATAAACTAGAATTTAAAGTATTCTTTTCTTTTTTTCTAGGTACTATAACATCAGCTGCAGGGCGTGGATCATGAAAAACTATACTTGCACCTTTATCAGATTGCAAATAATAAGTACCACTTAAAAAATTATTTGAGTGTGTATGAACAGGATGGTGCTCATTGTGTTTTAAAACATTTGCCCACATATCAGTAATAATTAAATCTTCCACATCATAACCTAATGTATTGCATATATCTTTACCAGTTTTTACAATTAAATCTGAAAAATGTTTAAACTCTTTTTTTGTTTGTAAGTTTGCTAATTTTGTTTGCCAATTATCATCATAGTCTCTTTCTGACCACAACTCACCAATATATTTTTTCATAGTAAGTATTGTCGATACCTCTGAGGCTGTTACTTGTGGTATAAAATTATCTAATAAGAATATATTAGTTGCGAATATTTTTTGATGTTCCATAAATCTCCAAGTTTCTTTTTATACTTCTTTTATATAAAACATTCATGATATAATATAATGGATAAATTAAAGGAATATGATAACAATGTTTTCCTCTTACAATTAACATATGCCATATCCAACTTCTTTCGATATGACTAAATCCAACGCAGCCTAAAAAACATCTAGATTGCTCCACTTGTAAATTTCTTCCACTCTATTGCGTTCTTAATTAAAAATGTTCTATTGTTAATACTTCTTAAAACCTGTTCAAGGTAAGTTGTAACTTGTTTTAGATATGCAGCTTTTTGGTCTGCCTTTTGTAATTCTTCATCTGAATCCATATAGATATGTACATCTGCTTTTAGTATTTTTAAATCAAATGGTTTTTCTACATAAACCGATGGGTCTGATTTACCTGTATAGTATTCCCACTTATGTCTTTTTAAGATGTTATAATCATATTCAGCCTTCTTTAGTAGTAAAGAAAACTTGTTAAAATGTTGTAAGTACTTATTATGTAATAAAGGTATTTTAATTGATTCAGCGTCTAATTCGGTATCATCAAGCTTAAAATCTTTATCTACTTGTTGTTGTAATTCTTCTAATGTCATAGTGTATATTATATCACCTTTTGGTAGTTTTGTCAAGGCTTTCAACCAATTCTTTTTGTGTAATATAGGTAAGATTATTACAGTCTTTCCATTCTTCTATTTCACAATCAATTGCTGAAGTGCCAACAGAATTAATATTTACTTTATAAAATTGTATATCCTTAAACTTATTAAATGTGTTTTTGTGTTGTAGTATCCAATTAAATGTTTCGTCTGGATTATCAGGTCTGGCGTAATGAGCATTCTTTTCAGCATATCCATTTGTACCAGCATAAACATTGTTTATTTTATTATTTAAACTATATAAATCATGGCCGATAATATATACCTGTTTTGCACCCAACTCACAAGCAAGATAAATGCTTCTTGAACCTGTTGCATATGCAAAGCCATCTACATCTGGCTCTATGTCTTTTACCTTATCATTGTCGGTTATTCCGGTGATATAGGTTACGCCTAAATTATGCCCTTTTGTAAGTGTAAATACTCCATCAGCACCATGATATACTACTTGTTCACTATCATTCCAAACAATGTCAGTTTTATCTGCCATAGTTTTTAACATTTCTTTTGCAACAAATATCGGAACAGGTGTCCAGTATCCTAAATAACAAGTATGTTTATGTGCATATCCTGACCGATATATTTCGTGACCTATTCTTGAATCTAATCCCACAACAATATCTGGTGTGAAATCACGATAGATTGCGTTACAACCTATTACTGTTCCGTGTTTTTTGAAATCGTCTAGATTTAGACTTTTACGAGAATTGCCATTACCAAAACAAAACGCTGTCGTCATTATATATCATCCTATATTTTTACTACTATGAAGTAGATATTTGTACTATATCATAATTCATATAATTAAAACTAACCGAAGCATTTAAATAATCTACATCAGTTTGTCTTACATCATAATTTAAACCGCCCAAAGATGTTGGATAAACATTTTGAAATCTTATTTCTGTTTTAGCAATATTCTTACTATTTAAAACTGTGAGTATTGCGTCTGAATATATACCACCTTCATTCAAAGGTTGTGGTGTAGAGGTGCCAGTTGCAGCTGTACTTCTAGAAGAACCAGGAAATCTATCACTACCAGCAGATTGTAAATCTTGAAACTGCTGATTGTTACTAGGAAATCCTAAACCAAGTATCCAGTCATGTATCTCTTTATAGTTGTTTAAATTTTCATCAACAAGAAATGACATATCAAGAGAAGCATAAGTTATCTTATCACCAGGCAGAGGTATATCATACAAAGGATTAG